GCATACAGTCACCTGATGGATCTCTGGGATGGGGACAGGACCAAGCTGCAGAAATTCACAGGCAAGAATCAAAGCCACTGGAATTATCAGCTGTTGGGCACCACGTTGCAGATGAGTGACTTTGAAGGCTTCCGGGTCAAGAAGTACAGAAAGGAGCAGCGCACCTCAGAGTATTTTGTGGTGACGCTGTTGGAAGCGCTGAAGGCTCATGGCATTGGCTTTGATTTTGATCACTTCTTCCAGGTCATGGGATGCTTCAGATGGAGGGTAATTGCCAAGCCTTGGAAGGGGTGTGAAGCACATGATTGGTGGATGGATGGTCCGCTGCCCGAATCAATCGGTGTGGACTACCCAGCACCCTGGCAGATCGCCAATGACTTTGGATCCAAGGACAGTGAATTGATCGAGAGGCTGGATGGCATGCAGGAATATGTGGATGACTGGAATCCATGCCGGGTGGAGAACCTGGGTGTGAATGCATATGAGCTGCCGAGTGATGAGATGATCAATGATCCAACAGTGGGCACCTGGTGCTTCACAGGCGTTGATGATCCGTCTCCAAAGGATGACATCTTCAATGAAGCTGCCCTGAATCACTACAAGGAGAAGGCATCAAAGCTGAGCCTGGAACTGTCTCAAGCTCGTCAGGCCCTGGAGAATCTCAGGGAGCATCACCGGATGGAGATCCAGAAGATGAAGGAGATGCATGGTGCAGAGATTGCAGCGCTGTCAAAGCCAAAGGAAGTGAGGCTGATGATCAACCCAGCAACAGGAGAAATCCAACAGCTGTGATCCCTCACACATGTGTACCCGCGTACATACATGTGCGCACCTCCTTTCTTGAAGAGCATCAAGCAGCTTCTTGAAGAGCTTCTTCCCTTGTAAAAAAGAGAAACAAGATCCTTTGTCCATCCGGCACTGATCACCACCTGATGTGCTTTGAATGCGCACAGCCTGTCAGTGCTTTGTGTTAGTATTCCAAGAGAAATGCCAGGAGCTTTGCTGTGATGCCAACCATCATCCGCAAAGAGCCACAGCGACCCTGGAAGACCAAGCGACCAGCCCACCAGGGCAGGGTTGCTTCTGATCCCAGATACAAGAGCGCTGCATGGCAGAGGCTGCGTGAATCCGTCCTGCGCTCCCAACCGCTCTGTGAGTGGTGTGAGAGCAAGGGGCGGGTGCAGCTGGCCACAGTGGTTGACCACATCACCAGGGTGAAGGCAGGTGGATCCTTTTGGCATGGACCATTCCAATCCCTCTGCAATCACCACCATGCAGTGAAATCAGGCCGAGAGGCACACCAGAAGATGTGATGGAGATGATCACCGACCTGGCCAATGAAACTCCTGTGCGAGAGATCGCAGAGCGCTTCCTGGCCTTCCATATGGATGGGACGGTGATTGCAACAGCTGAAGTCCTGGGCTTGAACCTGGACAGCCTTTGGGATCAGTTCTATCTGCACCATGATCCCACCATCCACATGCGCACCGAGGATCCCACTGTGAGAGCGTACCTGGTGGTGAAAGGCTTTGAAGATTGGTGCATGCATCAGCTGGCTGACAGCTATGAAAACCAACAGGAATGATCCGAGGGGTAGGGGGTGAACCAAATCAAGACCCTTTTGCCGTTAGACCGTCGGGTTTCTTGGATCGTGCACACCGTCAAAACAGCCCCAGGGGGGTCAATTAGCATGGGAAGACCAGCAAAGAGCAAAGAGATCAAGGCTATCCAGGGCACACTTCGTCCTGATCGGGACCGGGTGCCAGAGAAGCGGGTGCTTGAGGATCAAGAGCTGCCTGATCCACAACTGAAACTGAATGAGAAGGGAAGAGAGCTCTTCCAGGCACTGTGCATCCACCTGAATGATGCCGGGGTGCTGTGGCAAGTTGATGCCATGATGCTCAGCATGTACTGCAAGAACTGGGCACTGCTCCAGGCGGTGTCTGATGAGATTGAGACTGCTGATGATCTGATCCAGGAATTTGATTCTGGAGTGTACCAGATCAGCCCAGCTCTGACAGTCTTTGAGAAGCTGTCCAAGACAGTGATGAGCCTGGGATCCAAGCTGGGACTGAGCCCAGCTGACAGAGAGAAGCTGGCATCCTTTGCCAGGATCCAGAAGGAAGAGGCTGATCCATATGAAACCCTGAAGAGATCAAGTGGGTGACAGCATCAGAAGGATATATTCAAGAGGTCCTGGATGGGACCATCATCACAAATCAATGGATCAAGGCTGCCTGCCAGAGGCACCTGGATGATCTGGAGACAGGTGAGAAGCGCGGGCTGTACTTCGACCAGGAAGAGGGCCAGCGCTTTGTTGCATTCTTTGAGCGCTTCCTGCATCACAGCAAGGGCAAGTGGGCAGGTGATCCATTCACCCTTCTTCCCTGGCAGCAGTTCATGATCTCCAGTCTGTTTGGCTGGAAGAGATCTGATGGCACCAGGAGATTCAGAACCCTGTTCTGCGCAGTGGGCAGGAAGAATGGGAAGAGTGCAACCTGTTCAGGCCTGGGACTGGCCATGCTGGACTTTGACCAGGAGCCAGCTGCAGAGGTGTACTTCTCTGCAACCAAGAGAGACCAGGCCAGGATCTGCCATGTGGAAGCTGAGCGGATGGTGAAGGCATCACCTCATCTGAAGAAGAGGATTGGGATCCACAGAAACAATCTCCATGTGAAGGCCACTGGCAGCAAGGCAGAGCCATTGAGCTCAGAAGCCAGGAGCCTGGATGGACTCTCACCACACTGTGCCATCATTGATGAATACCATGCCCACAAGGATGCTGAGATCTTCCATGTCCTGAAGTCAGCAACAGGTGCCAGGGCTCAGCCACTGCTGGCCATAGTGACCACAGCTGGCTGGAACATTGATGGCCCATGCTTCCACTTCCAGAAGACCTGCCAGGATGTGCTCCAGGGGATCAAGGATGATGATTCACTTCTGCCCTTGATCTACTGCCTGGATGAAGAAGATGATTGGAAGGATCAGAGCACCTGGATCAAAGCCAACCCTTCCCTGGGTGAAAGCATCTCGATGGATTACCTGGTGGAGCAGTACACCCAGGCCACCAACTATGGAAGCACCGAGGAGGCCAACTTCAGGACCAAGCACCTGAATGAATGGGTGAGCAGCTCTGATGTCTGGATCAAGGATGAAGAATGGATGGCCAGCGGATCTGATCCCATTGAAGTGGATGAGAAGAGCCTGACCTGGTATGGAGGATTGGACCTGGCTGCAGTGAGTGACTTCTGCTGCCTGGTGTTGGTTGCTCCGCTGCCTGATGGTGAGCTGCTGGCCAGGCGTTGGTACTGGTTGCCAGAGTCAGCCTGGGAGCGAAGGATGGACAGAGAAGAGAGCAGCATCCACATGGACATGCTTGATCTGTCGTATTTCCACCTGAGCCCAGGGAATGTCACAGATTACCAGGCATTGAGGAGGACCATCAGTGGCTACTATGTCCAGGATGGGACTGTGATGCATGACACCAGCTGCATCATGGATCAGTACAATGTGGCCAGCATCAGCTTTGACAGATGGAACAGCTCCACCCTGGTCACACAGCTGACAGGTGATGGGGTCCTGATGGCTCCCATTGGCATGGGCTATGCAAGCCAGTCTGCTCCGCTCCGAGAGCTTGAGCGCTTGATCCTGGAGAAGAAGCTGATCCATGAAGGTGATCCTGTGCTGCGCTGGATGATCAGGAATGTGATGATCCAGAGAGATCCAGCTGGGAACATCAAGTTGGACAAAGCCAGGAGCCAGGACAAGATTGATGGGGTGATGTCACTGAACTGCGCGGTGGCTGAGTGGATGACCAGAACAGCAGCAGATCCCAATGAGATTCCAGATGATTACCAAATCCGCACACTATGAGCACCAACCCAGATCACCCCACCATCCGATTGATGAGAAAGCTGAGCACCCGCCAGGGATTCATTGATGAGGTGTACACCAGGCTGCCAGCAGAGAAGACAATGGTGGAAGCATACTGGTCTGTGGAGTATGATCACATGAGCTTCTTTGATCGTCCCAGGTACAGTGGCCATGAGAGCTTCAAAACGGTTCTGAGCAAAGCCAGGAAGAAGAGGATCCAGGATCAGTGATGTGAAACATGTTGCACATTCTTCACTGATTGGCATTGTTTTGTGAAACATGTGGCATATATTTGTCACTGAAGGGGACGGAAAAACCACCCCAAAAAACACAAAACACTGAAAATGAGCACTTTAACTTCAAACCAAGGCACTGCTGCCAAGACAATCGAGATCTGCCCCACCACCCTGAAGGCTGGCCAGCAGTTCATGCCACTGTTCAATGATAACCTGTACACCGTGCGGGCTGACTTCGATCCCATCACCCAGGGCTGCTTCATTGCTGGCCCAGACTATATGGGGCACTGCACATTCTTTGACTGTCCTGCTGTACGTGTCATTGCCTGAATCAAACCAATCAACAGAAGAAATCATGAGATACATTCTTACACCCCAGGACATCATCAACAGAGCTGAAAACATGAACGGTGCAAGCGTTATGCTTTGCAGGGTTCGTCCAGCCTTGAGGAGCAGCAGTCATTCTCTCCATTCCATTGCCATTGATGTTGCTGATGAGCTGGCAGATACCTGGCCGGAAGGTGAGGGCTTTGGCAGCAGTGATGGCACCTATGTGGTCAAGGACTTTCTGGATCGCTTGATCTATGCCACAGGGCTGCCTTTCAAGACAGGCTGGGTTGATCACCGTCTGGCTGTCATCGGAATTCCTCCAGGATCATGAGCAGCACCAAGCTGCATG